CTCCAACCCCAGGAGCAATGCTGACGCTCGTTGCGTTCGTGGAACTCCATGTCAGCACCGATGGCTGGCTCGAAAGTATGTTTGCAGGATTAGCTGAGAACGTAATCGTCGGAGCGGGTGGAGGCGGCTGCCCGCCTACGTCAGCAGCCATGTCAGCCGTAATCTCAGCCGCAGTCTGGACTCGATTATAGATTCGAACATCGTCCAAAACTCCAGTGAAGCCAAATCCAGCGATGCTAGAGTAGATGCGTCCAATAACTAGATTAGCTGAAGGAAGAGACTCAACAACTTGCGGGCTTGTAGACGTTTGCAAGACTCCGTTTACATATAGCTTGCTGATGCCGGAATCCTGAATAGCGGCTACATGGGCCCACTCATTCAGCGGCATACTATTGCTACTGTTAGTTGATGCCCCCACGTTATATTGTGGAAATCTGACGGCTCCAGTGCCATCAAAGCCAATTGTAAATCCATTATCTCCTCCATCGTTATGAGCCAACAGACCCTTTGTCGTGTTACTGGCTGTAGGCTTTACCCACATGGAAGCGGTAAAGTTGTTGGTCAAGTTGAAGGCTGCTGCTGCCGGAACTGTAACGAAAGCTGAACCGTTGAATTGCAGGGCGTTTCCATGTTTACCCGCTACGAATGTTGCCCCTGAGATCGTCCCATTAAGTCCGTTAGAACTGGAATCTACTGCAACTGTCCCAGACGTTTCGTTGAATGAATAGGCTGCTATAGGCGGCTCGTTAGACTGTGGCGGTTGTACTGGAGGGACAAGGAAAGCAACCTCATTCGATTTCCCGCTCTCATTGCCAGATGTATCGAATGCTGAGAGTGCGAAAAAGTACGTCGTAGCTGGCGACAACCCAGTGACCGTGTGTGTCGTCTGGAGTCCAATCTGCGTCGGCGAACCGTAGGCTCCTGAAGCCGTGCCATGATACAGTCGATAACCAGCAAGATCTGACTCAGTGTTGGCATTCCAAGATAGATTTACTTCGTCCGAATTAGCTAGTCCGAGGAAAACGGATAACAGCAGAAGCATCGAAACGAAATGTATTCTTACGTTTGACTGCCTCATTTTCATCCTCCAAACAATGTGAGCAAATCCTGCTACCCAAATCCCACTTGTTCTTTTCAAGGATTACCAAGCAGCATCGACGGCATAGCCGATTGATTCCATTCTTCGCCAAACACAACCGGCAGACTTCCTCTTGCTGGATCTCTTTCTCGCCCGGCTCGGACCACGCCACCGCTGGGACGTGGCACATGTGTTTGTAGTTCTCAATTAGAAAGCCACAATCCTCGGCTGGCCATTGATCTCTCGGGAGATTCCATGCCATATCACTGAGTTAACTTCCCATTCCTCTTCACTGCCATTGCCTCTTGCTCGTCTTCGTCCGGCTCTATCCGCTCGGGTAGCAGATCAAGATTTTGTCCCTTGCCGCTGCGCTTTAGGCCGGCTGTCGGATTCAAGGTGTAAAGCTCCTTCAGCGCAGGCAATGTCAGAACGCCCAAGCCATCCAGCCTTGGCTCGAAATCCAGTTCTGCCCTGGCCTCATCAATCGAGAGAATGTCATGCGCAACATGGCTTGCCAGAATGTCGGCGTCTACTTTGTCGTCGGCCGGATCGATGTTTTTCCAGAAGAATTCCAGCTTGAGTACATCGGGATCGCCTAGGATCTCGCCAATCTTCGGCATGACCCGCTGATTCATCTTGGCTTGAATCAGACGAGCAATCGTTTTCGGCCCGTCCCTTAGACTGGAAACCCGCTGAACTTCAGCCGTCGTGCGGTTCACGTCGCGCTCAATCGAGAAATCAATCGGCTTCAAATCGAAGGCGAAGCTGACCGACCGAACCAGCATTTCTTGATAGGCCAGCATCAAGCCGCTGTCGCCACCAGGTTTTAGATCAACGGCGCTTACTCCACCTTGCCAGCCCAGAAAGCCAGGAGTGGCGCGGCCCTTGATGTCGTTTTCCCACCAGCTACGTATCAGGTTCAGCTGCGTTTCGTCGGGCTGACCTTCAAAGAAAAGCAGGATCGGCGGATAAGCTTCCGAAGCAACGCGGCGCTGATAGCTCGTGATCGAGAGCCAGCCATCCATGATGTCGATGACGGTCTCGAGCGGCGACAGCCCGAACGGCGTCCAAGACCGTTTCCGCATCGACAGATATTCAATGTCTTTGTCCAGGAACTGCTCGCCGAGAGTGCCATCATCCATGAGCTGCGCCCAGCGCGGCTTCTTTGGATCTCCTTCCCATTTCAGGTTGCTGGCCAACGAATATCCGGAGATTACCTCCAGGCTCAGCGTGTTGTTGTTGGGAATGAAGCGGGGTTTTTCGACATATTCCCAAGCGCCAGCATCGAAGACGAGAACATCTTCCACAATCTGAGCAATGAAGCTCTGAAGGTCGTCGTCTGTCGTGTTGGGGTTGTCGAAAACCGTGAGAACTTTATCGATCAGCGGCGAGAGCTGAGCGGATAATGCCTTATCCTTGCGCAGAACCTTTTTTAACTGTATGCCGTAATCGAGGCTTGAGACTGCGTTCCTGATCAAGCGAATTGCGCGCGAGGGCAGAACCGATTCCGAGAGCGTCTTCAGATCTCTGACGTTGCGCTTGAAATTCCGCTGCTGATAGGGCGCGCCAGTAGACGGCCACATCATGCGGTTCCACGGCACGGTTTTGCGTTGGGCGGCTTCGAGGACCGGCTGTGGAACAAGCTCTTGGCGTCCGATGCGCTCCAACGACATCAGGCCGCGGGCTTCGAGGAGTTCTAGCACTGTTATTTGGAATTGGGTGCGACGCGATGAAGGCCAAACTTCAGGACTCGTGCAAGTGTGATTGCGGGATCTTGCCCACGATGTTCTTTAGGCTCTGATTTTTTTCGCCCTGCTTCAATCGCCTGACTTCGTCGCTGCTCAATATCTCCGCGTTTTTTCGCTTGTCCCATCAGTGTTTTGTCTCCTTCTCAAACCGCGCCAGCAGCTTCGGGGCGTGCGCTCCCAGGCCAGCCGCAAGCGTCACAACCAGATCAATGACGAGGTATAGCGGGAAGAACAGGCCCATGAGCCCGAGCCATGCCGTGCGCTTCTCGCTGCGGAAGTTCATCATGTATACGAGGCTGAAGACTTGTCCGGCCAAGAGATAGACGAGGGCGAACCAAAGCCACTGGTGAAGGGTCATGTCACCGCATCGCTTTCATGATTGTTTCAAGTGCATCCGCTGTTCTTGGTTCAGTCTCAAAGATTTTCAGGGCTGCCTCAATTCTGTCAAGTTCGGCAAGCAGTACGGCACGGCGCGACTGTAAATTCTCTTTAATTGTCGGCGTAAATTCGTTCATGTCTGGCTCCTCATGTGAAGAAAAACACCTTTAGCTGCTGCAGCCGAATCAAAGCTTGGCTCGTGGCGTCAATCTGGTCCCAATAATCTCCGTGTGGCGCCGCTGCCCATTCCTCGATGTAGTCCATCGTCCACGGCGCGATGGCCGGGTGAGGCAGATAGACGTTGCCAGATTCGATTCCAGGCAAGACCGCTTGGGCCCGGGCTTCCTTACCGCCTTGTGGCTCGACTTCGATAATCCCGCTTATCTCGTGGCGCAGGGCTGAGATGACGGCCGGCCCGTTGGCTTTGTCCTCAACGAGCTTCTCATGCGCCGCCGGCCATTTCTTCGTCAGGGCCCGGACAGCTTCAAGCGTTACCGAGAAATCCATCTGGCGTCGGTCCTGATCCATCAGGAACCGGTCGGCGCCCTTGGAACCGATGACCTGGCCAACGACAAACGAGCCGCCCTTCTTATCCTTGAACGCCATGTCCCAGGATTGGATGATTTTGTCAAAGTGCGGCTTGCTGTGGCCGTTGCCTTCGACTGGTACCATTGGAAGCGGCACGCACCGGGATTGAATCAGAGTGCCATCGGCAAGCTGAAACGACGGCGCTGGCAATGGATTCTCTGGGTAATGCCAGAAGCCCCACCAATGACGCTTCGCGAGCCCGCCCTCTTGCGGAGAAGGATTCTGCTGGTGCTGGCCCGCAAACTTGTAAGCCCCGAGCCTAATCTTTTGATCGTCGATGAAGTCCTGCTTGAACCGCTTCGGAAACAGGAGCTCGCCGCGCTCAGTCCGCGGATCGCTGAAACCTATTGAGGTCGAACACTTCCGCTCTGGAATGAACTCCGTAGGCAGCGACAGCACTTCATAACCGCCTTGTGCTATCAGGTGTCCGGTCAAATCCTGGTGGTGCACGCGCTGCATTATCAACACATGCGCCGTGTTCTCAGGATCCACGAACGAGCCGGACATCAAGCCGTCCCACCAATCGAGGACGGTTTGACGCTGGACATCGCTCTGCGCCTGCTCCGGGTCGTGCGGGTCATCGCCAATGACAAAATCAGCGCCCTGGCCAATCGGAGACGCGCCAACAGAGCACGACAGCCGGTAGCCCTTGCGGTCGTTCTCGAAATACATCTTCTGGTTTTGATCGGAGGTGAGCTTAACGCGGTCGCCCCAAAGCTGCTTGTACCACGGCGATTCAACGATGGTGCGACAGTGGCGCGAATCTCTCACGCATAGCTTCATCGCATGAGAGCCGAAAAGCCAGCGCGCTTCCGGCTTCGTTGTCCAGGTCCAGGCCGGCCAGAAGACTGAGACGGTTTGCGACTTCAGGTGGCGTCGAGGGACGTTTATGATCAGTTTCTTGATCTGTCCCTTGCTAACCGCCTCGAGGTGCTCGCAGATGGCGTCAACGTGCCAGTTCCAAACTAGGCGTCGACCGGGTTCAATCAGCTTCCACGCCTGCCGCACGAAGTCCCGGAGCGAGCCGTCACATAACAGCCTGTCCAGTGCCGCTAGCTGTTCCTTGTTCAAGGAATGCAGCCAGGAGTCGATTTCTTCGGTCGTCTTCGGTAAGGAAAGGCCCGTAGTTGTTCCCATCAGCGTCTAAAACGGAAATCTTCTTTGCTGCATTCAGGCCAAGCAGCTCAGAGCGCATGTGGATGCACTTTAGGACGCCATCCATAAAACGAGGGTCCCCAGCCTGCTCTTCCTCCCGAATGCCATCCTCCACGCTTGAATCACGACCAGTCTTCGTCTTGCTGCTAGTGACTTTCCTGAGGCACTGAGAGCGTTCCCATGCCGCCCTGAACTCCAGCTCAGCATCGTCAATCTTTGCGACCTCAACCGCGCGTGCTTCGTCAAAGTCGCGGATGGAGGATTCAAGCCAACGCTGGCGAACTATCTTCAGGTCATAGGAGACTTGCTGCTGCGTTATGCCGAGCTCTTTCCCTATCTTCCATTGGGACATGCCACGCACATAGCGAGCAGCGACTTCCGCAAGTTGTTGTTCACGCCCATCATTTGTTTCAGTAACGTTCGCTGCCATAACAAACCATCAATAATCACAAACCAGTTTGGACGGGAGTTGTTCTAGATCTTCCTCGCCTGTTCCCACGATTCTGTTTTTCCAGGCAACTGTTGCCATACGCTTTCAGCATCTCCACCGCCGCCCTAATCCGTGCCAACTCCCGCGGCTCCAGAACTTCGAAGAAGTCACCTTTCAGCCGAGTCCATGCCCTTGACAGCAACTTGCCTTGGCTATTCTCAAGGACCGATACCCACTGCGTTTTCTGCGATGGCTCTAAGCGATAGATTTCAGCCTGACCGATAAGCTCCATCGTCACGACGTCATCCAGCTTTGCCATCACCGGATTGTCTGCGAACACAGTGAACCCAACGTCTTGACCGGCGTGAGTGAACCGACATTCGGCCAGGTTCACTATCCCGCCGCCTTCGCTGCCTTGCCCTCAGTCAAAGCCTTCTGGCGCATCACGAGCTCGCCGGACTTTTCAACCAGCTTCTCAACTACCCGCTCAGCAACTTGCCGCTGATGCTCCCAATAGCTGCGCTTGACCTCGATCGCCGCAATCATCCGGCCCAGCTCGCGACATTCAATTAATTCGTCTTGCGTCATTGGCTGAGACCAGATTTCTGTCAGGAACATTTACCCCAAGACTCCGAAGCCTTCACAGGATCTTGAGTGCTGATAGAGCGGCGTCCGCTCCTCCCCGACATGCTCAATGAAGAACGTCCTCGAGGCCTGGCTCACTCGGAACCTGGGAGCAAGTAAGGCTCGAGCGGCTGAGATGTCGACCGTCAGGCGAAACTTAGGCTTTCGTCGCTTGGTATCGATGAAGGCCGCTTGCTTCTCAAGGAGCGTCAAGGCCTGTTCTTCGTCGACCGCACGAAAGAATGCGCCAGCGGCATCGTAA